ATTTTAAAAGCCTAAGCGTGTCACCACCATCGTCAGCAGTAGGAGCAGCGACAGGAGCAATACCTAGCACGATAAGCGTGGGAGAAAAGATTGCAGAAGGGAACCTTGCCGTTTCTTTCAGCGTTGCAGAAAGAAAAGATCAAGGCCAGATGTTTAAAACCTTAAATCTTGTATGGAAAGAAGGTCAGGACGAATCTGGATTGACAGCAAGATCTATTGCAGAACAACTGCACGCAGACTTTATCGAAACAGATAATTATAAAAATAAAATAACCTCTTTAGATATGGATGAGCTTCATACACAAGCAGCAATGTTTAAAGAAACATATAAAGAACAACCAGGATTAACAGTAGCAGAAAACAGAGAAAGATCAATTCAATCAATGGTTACATCTATAGAAGAACGTGGTGTAGGCATTGCCAGCTTTGGAGATAAGTATAATCAAGATGTAGTTGAGAGCATGACGGAAGCTATAAGTAAAAATGGAATGGACATAGCTAACGATACATCCAGCCTTCAGGCTAACATCCTTGGTGAGGCAGGTGACACTCTAGCTCTCGGGCATGTATACGATAAGAAGGTAATAGATGCTGGTGGAGACGAAGCTAGAGATAGGTTAAGGGCTGCAAACGAGGGAGCTATGGCAGACGCTTCCAAGGTAGGAAGAGCATTATCTGAAGATGACAGCTTATTAAATAGGGCCGTAACCAATTTGAAATCTGGCAGAAGGCAAACGCCACTGTCAACAGCAGTGGAAAATTATCACAAGTTCAAAGGTCCAGCAGGAATAGCAGCATTAGGGTTAACAGCGCTTGCTGGAGGTTACTATATGGGTAAGAGAAAGAAAGAAACAGATTCATATAACGAAACTTTAGAGCGCCAGCCAACTGAATCATTCCGCCAAAACTCATCCAGTAATTACGGATCTTCAGTGCCATCTTTAAATTCTGCTAGAAGAGATCCCTTAGTAACAGCTGGAGTTGTTGGAAATCTAGATAATAGAAAAATAGGCCACACGCAAATGGGCAATAATAAGTATAACCACCTTTACGGAGGGTGAAAATGGGAATATTAAACTTTGGGAAGAAAGTAGGAGGGGCAACCGGAAGAGCATTGGGCAGAGCTCCAACCACAATTATGTCTAGCAGAGCTGCTATGGGAGCTGTGGGTGTCGGTGCGTTAGCTCTGGGCGCTGGCTCAAGAGTTGGTCCAGCAACCAAGGATGCAGCACTAGGTGCAGCTTTTGGAGACGAAAATGCAGACCAGTATTTCACTGGAAGAGATCTAAATGCTAGAACCTTAGTTGGAAGCATGATGGGTGGAGTTGGAGGAGGAATGCTCCAAGCTTCTGCTCCAGGAGATTTTATGGCAACGAATGCAGGATTCCCTGGTGGGGGAACTGGAATGTTAGCTGCTTCAGCTGCTACAGGAGTTATGGGCGGAGCTGCTGGTGGAGTTACCGGTTCCGTCCTGGGCGGAGCTATAGGCGGTGCACTTTCAATGGGTAGGGCTGGCAAAATTGCCGGTGGATTAATGGGTGGATTAGCTGGAGCAACAATGGGCGGAGCATTACCATCTGCCGCAATTGTAGGTGGACACGTTAATAGGAATCAAGAGTTCTTTACACAATCACCCTATAGCACATCATCCTCTACGGCAAGTCAACTAAGTGCATCTGGCGACATAGTCCTAGGTATGCACAACTCAAGAAGAGGATATTAATAATATGCTCGAAGGTGATATGCCTATAGATACACCTGAAGCGCCCCTATGGGCTCGCATGACGGAGGTAATGCCAGGAATAGCTGCATCAGCAGGCTTCGCATCCATGAGGGGCTCCAACACGCTATTACGTGGCGGATACATGGACAGTCCATCAAGATTAGGTAAAGGCGTCGACGCCAGAAGAGCAGCTAAATTTAGGACTTTACAATCCGGAACAATGAATAGCTATGATTCAGCTACAAAACAATTTTTTGGTGGCGCAAAAAGAAATGCAAGAATGGCAAGCCTTACTGGAGACGCAAGAAAAACTCCGTTTCTTAGATCATCCAGGCTAAACAACTTTAGCCTAAGACCTAGAAATCTTGCCAGACAACACTCTCTTAGCATTTTTGCTGGCGCTTCCCAAAACGCCTACACACCCTTCGGAGCTAGTGGTTTCCTAGGAAATACTAAAGCTGGAAAAAGTCTAATATCAAAAATGGGAATAACTCTCAATGAGGGAGAATCCGCTTTTGGCCCAGGAATGTTGTCAGGGATAAGTGCAGGTAGAAGAGTAGACCTATTGGAGAAGAAGGCCCTAAAGGGTAACTCAAGAGCAGCTAGGAAATTGGCTAAAGCAGACGACGCCCTAGGTAAGTTAAGTAGGATGAATAATCCAGCACTAGCGTCAAAAATGGTTGCACCTACTGTAGGAATGAAAAAAGGAGTCGTAACCGTAACTGATCAAATAGTTGGAGCATCCTATGGAACAACAAAAGCTGGAGCAGTGGGAGCTCAAGGCGTTAGAGGTAATATGTACGCATCGTCGATGTCTGGAGCTGGCACTCAGTATCTTGGGGGGTATTTTAGAGGCGCACAAGGATTTGGTGGCGCTAGCGGTTTATCAGGAAGAGCACTAGAGGGCGCTGCAAGGGCAGAGGGTGCGTTTGGTCAAGCATTTGTTAAAGCATTTGGCGATGATGGATTAATGGTCGGAGGTAAACTTGTACAAGGTTCAAAAGGCGCTATAGATCTCCTAAGGGGAACTGGCGGTAAAGGATTGATGAAGGAAATCGGTTACACCGCAACAAAGAAATTAGCAGTTTCTGGTGCTGGAAAAATGATGGCTGCCAGGTATGCGGCGGCGGCTATACCTGGTCTTCAAGTGCTGGCTGCAGCATCCTTTATATATGATATTGGTCGCATGGGTGGAGAAATGATTAAAAGTGGGATAAACTTAGCAAAAGACGCTAATAAATCTTTACAAGGATCAATAGCTAAACCATCTTTTGGAATGGGATATAAAGATACTGAGGCAGCAGCAACATCTAGATCTAGAGGAGTCCAGGCAATTCAAAACTCTAGACTTAATGCAAGAAGTGCTCTCGGAGCAGAGGGCGCTATGATGGCAGCACATTATGGGTGATTATGGGTATTTTTAATAAAACGCAAAAATTCAGAGAAGCACTAGAAGGTCTTTCAAGAGAAGATTTATTTGAGATAATAAAAGATCAGGATCCTGAGCTGATAAAGCAGATAAACAGAATTGAATGGGTTTTTGAAAATAAACTAAATCATATTTCATGGAGTGACGGAACTCCAGTAATTGAAAGAAAATTAACCAATAGAGAGCTAGCTCTTTTGGTGGATGAGCCATTTGAAATGGATCTTGATTTATTGGCAGCAGGCGTTAGTGCAGAACATCAAAGGCAATTACACATCTCAAAAGATCCAGTAGTATGGGCTAAACAATTTCTTGGAGCTGAACTTAGAGTATATCAAATACTAATATTAAGAGATCCAGGATTAAGAAAAGTTCTTAGAGCTGGTCGTCGTTTAGGTAAAACATTTAGCTTAGCAATAATGTTACTGCATTACAGCTATACTCATAAAGACGGAAGATCGTTGGTTATCGCGCCAATGAAAACTCAAGTTGAACTTATCTATCAAGAGATACTAAGAATAGCTTCCAAGAATGAAGTTGTAACTAACTCTATTAGTAGAAAAGTTACGAGTCCACAGTTCATGATTCAGTTTTCAAATGGATCAACAATTAGATTCTTTACTTCAGGAATGAAGTCTGGAGGAAAGAGTGACGTTGCTCGTGGTCAGGAAGCTCACCTAATTGTTCTTGACGAAATGGACTACATGCACGCAGACGACCTTGACGCATTGTACGCCATGCTCCAGAAAACAGCAGAAGATCAGCCTGATAAAGTCATGATTGGCGCCTCTACTCCTACTGGTCGTAGAGAAAGATTTTGGGAATGGTGTAGATCTCCACGATTTACAGAGTTCTGGTTTCCCAGCTATTGCAATCCATATTTTTCTAAAGAACAAGAAGAAGAATTCAGGGAACAATATTCCCCAAGTGGATATCGTCATGAAATAGAAGCTGACTGGGGCGAAGACTCAGAAGGTGTTTATCCGAGAAAATTTGTTGACAGAGCTTTTATTTCGCCATCTTGGGATTACACTCCTGAAATTACTTCAGCTAGATCTTTCCATACAATTGGAGTCGACTGGGATAAATATGGCGCGGGAACAAATATAGTCATAGTAGAAACATGCGCAGAAAACTATGAAGACACTAGATTTAGAGGCAAGAGTAGAATCTGTTATAGAGAAGAAATACCCAGATCAGAATATACCTTAACGAAAGCTGTAGATAGAGTTATTGAATTAAATCGGGCATTTAATCCTAAGCACATTTATGTTGACAGAGGATACGGAGAAGTGCAAGTGGAGCTACTGAAGAAGTATGGAGTAGAAAATCCATATTCTGGTCTTAGGGATAAAGTTAAGGGCATTAGCTTTGGTGAAAGCATTGATGTTAGAGATCCATACACCAAGTTAATGATTAAGAAAGAAATGAAACCTTTTATGGTTGACAATCTTAGGCAGTTCTTGGAAAAAGAAAGAATACTTATTCCAGAATCAGACGAAGAGATTTACATGCAACTTATATCCTATGTTGTTATTAGAACAACTCAAACTGGTCGGCCAGTATTTGAAGCAGCTGGTTCTGCAATGGATCACGCACACGATGCATTAATGTTAGCACTATTGGCAATAACGCAAAATTATGGAGAATTTTCGCAGGGTAACTACGCTACCAGAACCGAAAGTTTTTCTAATGAGTTTTTTATGCCCAAACAAAATAGTTCAGATTCAGAAGAAGAAAAGTCAAAATTTGTAATCACAGGGAGAGCAAATGCTTTAAATCCAACTGGAAGCTTTAAGAGATCAACTAGTTCTAAAAAAATTAGAAAAATGTTTTAGGAAAAAATGTCGGTAAATAATAACAATCAGTATACAGAAGTAAAT